TACGGCACCTGCCTCTATTCCGACCCCAATACGGCCAGCACGGAATACGTCGTCCTAGCCACAACCAGCAAGGCTGTCTTGGTTAAGACAAGCGATACCAGCGTTTCCTACAACATCAATTACCCTGCTGGTCATACGGTTGATTCAACCTGCGAGGTCATTCAGGCTTTCAACTACCTTTTCGTCTTCAGGAACGGTCAGGTAGCATTTCAGTGGGATGGAAGCAATCTAACCACCACTCCAGTGTTCACTTTGGTTGCGAACGGGGCCTACACCCAGCCCCTTGTTTACGACGATCTGAGCAACTGCGGAATATCTGAGGGTGTGGTCACCATTACAACCCCGTTAGCGCATGACGTGGCTGTTGGTGATTCAGTGACTGTAAGCGACAAGGGGTCAACCGATCTCAATCCGCTTACGGAATACAGGGTGTATGAGGTCACCACATCATCTCCATACACATTTAAGTTTAAGGCTGATGCCGCGAACGTGTCTGGAGCTACGGTGGCCGTGGGCAAGAGGCAGTCGATTGGGCTTGGTTTCACCCATATGCCAACGCCGCCTTGGGCCATTTACCACCAGCGCAGGCTATGGATGCCCTTTAACTACACAATTACTGGATCGTCAGGAAGCCCCACCATTACGTCTCGCAACGTAAAGGATGAGATTATTGCATCAGATATTCTAGACCAAGACACCTACGATCAGATTCAGAATCAGTTCAAGATTGCTTCGGGAAGCGCGGACTTCATCGTTGGGCTCCAGCCCTTCGCGGAGGACAATCTGATCGTGTTTGCCCGTAACTCCATCCATCTGATCAGGGGAGTTGGGGCTGACTTAGGCAACACCTCGGTGCAGGAAATCACCCGTGAGGTGGGATGCGTGGCTAGGAAGTCCATTGTTCAGGTGGGTAACCAGATCATGTTCCTGTCGGACAATGGTGTGTATGCCATCAACTTCGATGAGCTTTACAACCTGCGCGGGGCTTCCGTGCCTCTGTCCGAGCCAATCAATCCTCTTGTAGGACGCATTAACAGGTCTTATGCGTCTGGGGCCGTAGGCATCTATCACGACAACCGCTACTACCTAGCCGTTCCGTTGGACAGTTCGACGGTGAACAATGCGGTGTTGGTGTACAACTTCCTCAATCAAGGTTGGGAGTCCATCGACCTCATCGATAGCGCCAACTGGAACATCATCGGGTTTGTGCGTTCTGGGGCTGGTACGACCAACCGCCTGCACACGGTGAGCAAGGAGGGCGGCATACACATGATTGATGAGGTGGGAAGTAGGGATGACGATTATTACGACACGGTGTGCCTGTCGCTGTCTTCTCCCGCCACAGTCACTACGCTGGACATCGACTCCATCCTGACCACCCGTCAGTACACCTATTCCACGATGGACCGTAAGAGGTTCAACTCATACGAACTCCATCTGGAGAGCGCCATCAATGTTGAGTCCAACGCCGATCTTTCGATGGAGATGGAGAACCCGGACTCCACCGTTGACCTGAGCGACATCTACTCCGTGTACGGCAATTATGTGCCCTCAGCGGAGGACCTGTCGCTTCGCGGCAGAATTGGAAACAAGCGTGGATATGGGGCACAGCTTACGGTGACTCCCACACGCGGACGACCCAAGGTGAGGGCTGTTAAGATTACGGGTGCGCTTCAGAATGGTGGAACCACTTCTGCTGAATAATGTCTGACATCACCAGAGGCTATACGTTCACGGACGCTAACGCGGACTGGGCGACCAATAAGAACACGGCCATCCGTCTGAATAAGATGGTGGACAATGCCACTGTCAATCTGGTGGCTGGTTCCAACATAACTATTTTCAGGAACGACTCTGGCATCAACATCTCTGCTGCCAGTGGAGGGGCAGGATCGCCCGGTTATTACGGTGCGTTTCACGACACCACAGATCAGGTTGCTGCTGCCGCAAACACCGCCTACGCCATTGCTCTTAATACAACTGATGAGTCGATTGGCGTTTCCATCGTAAGCGGAAATCGGATCACGATTGCCAATGGCGGCACATACGATCTTCAGTTCAGCTTACAGCTTAAAAACACGGATAGCCAGATACATGACGTAAACATATGGCTAAGGAAGAACGGGGTAGATGTCCCTGCGACAAACAGCATCGTAAGTGTTCCTGAAAGGCATGGGTCAATAGACGGCCACCTACTTCCAGCTTGGAATTTCGTCTTCACGGCTGCTGCAAACGACTATTACCAGTTGATGTGGAGTACGACCAATACTGCCGTATCTGTTGAGACGATTGCAGCAGGAACTACTCCGGTCACTCCTCTTACGCCTTCTGCGATTGTCACCGTCACTCAGGTGGTTAATATTGCTGCCCCGGGGTCAATCACTGGGTCGCAGATAGCCAATGGCACCATTACTGGAACCAATATCGCTAATGCGACCATCACTGGAATCAACATCCAGAATGGAACTATCAGTGCTGCAAACATCCAGAATGCCACAATTACTGGGGCAAAGATAGACAACGCAACGATTACTGGGGCCAACATTGCAACTGCGACAATAAGTGGAACAAACATCGGAACGGCTACGATTAGCGGAACAAACATCGCGTCTTCTACGATTAGTGGTTCAAACATAGCCGCCAACACGATTAGTGGATCAAATATAGCTTCGTCCACAATTAGCGGAAGCAACATTGCCGCACAGACGATTAGTGCGTCCAACTTGGTCAATGGAACCATTACGGCTTCTCAGATAGCCAATCTGACCATCACAGCCGCTCAGATAGACAACCTGACGATTAACGGATCGAAGATTGCGTCTGACGCCATCACAAATACTAAAATCGCTGATAGTGCTGTAACCAATGCAAAGGTTCAGGATGCTACGTTGACCGGCGGAAAGTTGGCTAATGCAACCATTACTGCGCTTCAGATTGCCAACGCCACCATCACGTCCACCCAGATTGCCAATGCAACTATCACTGGGTCTAAGATTGATAACGCCACTATCACTGGCTCAAATATCGCCAACGCGACGATAACATCTTCTCAGATTGCCAGCGCGACAATTACTGGAAGCAACATAGCTTCGTCGACCATTACTGGGTCAAACATTGCATCGGCCACAATAACGGGAGATAAGATTGGTTCTGCGACGATCACTGGTGCCAACATATCTTCCGCAACGATTACGGCAGCTAACATTCAGTCGTCAACGATCACGGCTGATAAGATTGCTTCAGCGACAATCACGGCAAACGAGATAGCCAATCTCACGATTACTGGCGGAAAGATTGCTAACTCAACAATCACCAACGCCAAGATTGATACGCTTGAGGCAAGTAAGATTACGGCTGGAACCATTACGGCAACCATCAGCCTTGAGTCTCCCAAGATTGCTGTGGCGGGTGCCTGCTACAACACAACTTCTCCATCGTATACCGGAAACACCTTTGCCAGCACCACCCTGACGGTGGGTGATGACGGAACAACCAAGCCTAGCGGATTTGACGACAACAATAAGGCTTATTTAACTATTGCTGATGCCAAGCTGTATGGATGGGGACACGGCTCGTTTGGCAACCGTTATGGTCGTTCTGATCCTAAGATCAGCGTGTTTGCCGTTGGCGAGTTTTCTGGGATAGCTTCTGGAGAGTTTGCGGCATATGCCGTTGAGTACAGCACAGATGGAGGAACTACTTGGGGACAGGTTACGGCAATTGACGCTTCTGCCCACAATCCTCAGACTTTTGTTTCCGTATCTGGAGCCCTTGAGCTTACTGGCATGGCCGCGCTTGGGTCGGTAGACTTCCGTTTCAAGCTTACTGGAACCAATGGTGGCAATCCTATGTTTGAGTACGGTCAGATTCAGGTGCTTTGCCACAACTTCTAAAGGTACAATAAGCCATGCCCATCCTATCCAAAGGCACCACTTTCACGTCTCCTGACACGGTGACTTCGACCAAGCTCAACAACCTTGTTGATGCTGCCACCTTTGCTGCTGGGGCTGTGGATGATTCGACTACGGCTCTGTCTGGTGGTGCCATCATCGTCAAGAATGCTGGCATCACTCCCACCAAGCTTTCGACGGGAGCCCCGACTTGGAATGGCTCTGGCAATCTGACCGTGAGCGGCACCCTGACGACTGGTGGAACCATCAGCACCTCCAACGATCTTGCGGTGAATGGAATTGCGGCAATTAATGGCGCGATTTCCATCGGGAACACGGTGAACACGGTGAGCCCGACCTCTCCAGACCGTACCATCACGATTGTAGTTGGCGGAACGACGTATTACCTCCACGCCAAGACAACCAACGACTAAACGGATTGAGTCCGATAGAAGAGGCCAAAGCCTACTACCAATCCAAGGGGTGGAGCTTTGAGCAGGATTTGGGGTATTACCTGTGTCACGGGTATGTGTTTTCCACGCCTGATAGGCTGCTTTTAGCCAAGCCTGTCAGGAAGGAAGTCGGGGAGGCTGATTGGCATCCAGAGTCCCCTGATTGCTGGTATGTGCATTACGCGGCGGGTAAGGACGCTTTGGCGTGGTTTGTAGGTCAGGCTCCTTACTATCTTCCATTCATGGGTTGGACTCGTAATAAGGGCAGGAATGATGGTTTTAGGGCCTATCCTACGAGTCTGCTCTGTGCTAAACTAACGGGCAAAGACTATGGCTTCCGTCAAGACTCCCACGCCCCCTCCTGCACCTCAGCCAATCAGCATGGCGGAAGAATACCGCAGGACTGCCGACATGATGGCAGACCCCGAGCTTCAGAAGCGGATGCTGGAGGTGGAGAAGACGCTTCGTCCTCAGTATGCTGCGCTCAATCTTGCCGATCTTCAGACCTATCAGACGGGTGTTCTAGGGTTTCAGGAGCAGGCTGCGCGTCAGGCTGCTGCTCTTGAGCGCGAGACCCTCGCCGCCCAGCGGGCGGCTGATATTGGTGCGGTGGAGCAGTATGGGGCTAGGGCTACGGCGGCTCTGCGTGCGGCTGATCCCTATGCGGCTCGTATTGCTGAGCTTGGTCAGCAGGCTGCGGAGCGGGCTTATGCCCAGTCTGAGCGTCTGACGCCTGAGCAGCTTCGTTTGGCTCAGCAGCAGGCTCGCACGGCGGGTCTGGCCCGTGGGCGGGTGGGAGACACGTCTTCCATTGCGGCTGAGATTCTTGGTCGTGAGGATGCTATGGCTCGTAAGCGGGCTGAGGCTGCGCAGATGGGGCAGTTGGCGTTTGGGATGAATCGGGCCATTAGTGCTGATCCGTTCCAAGCCATCCTTGGGCGTCAGTCTGGGGCTCTGGGATATGCAGGTCAGCAGCAGGGATTCGCCATGAATCTTGGCGCTCAAGGCATTGGTCCCCGTGCTGTGGACTACGGACAGGGCGTCAATCTCGCCCTTCAGAATCAGGCCAACCTTGGCCGCTATCAGACCGCCATCTATGGGTCTCAGGCTCAGGCGGCTGGGGCTCAGGCTGCGGCCACTGGACAGATTTTTGGAAGCTTGCTCGGTGCTGCTGGCACCGCTGCTGGTGGTGGATTCTTCGGTAAACCTTTTGGTTGATAAATCCTATGGCCGTAGCAACTGGAACTCAGATTCGTCCTGAACTGTCGGCGGTTGACTACACGCCGTTCCTGCAAGCTGCTAGCCAGTCGGCGCAGATGCAGGCGCAGGGCATTGCCGCGCTGGGACAAGGTGTTG